AATTCAATGTGCGGAACCATACAAAGTATGCGATAGCCCTTCGGCTTCGGTAATTGCTTTGCTTTATCTTCCGCGCTTTGTTGCGTTGCGATAACATCAATGTCACTCATCGTCTTCGTGCTCCATACGGTTTGCAAGGTCTGCGACAAAATTAAGTGCGCGATCCAGACCCTGAATGATCCCGCACAACTTTGCATACTCAGCAATGTCCTTGAGCGAACCTTGCGAGATGAACTGTTCCATTTCTTTGCGCTCTTCCAAGAACTTGTCTTGAAGGTACTTGAGCGTTTGGTCCATTGTTACTCCTTAATTTTTGATGCGTTCTGTTTAGCTTGTACGGCCATCTTGAGCATTTCCAGCTCTTGCCGCCCCTCCATATCTTTTTCACGCAGTGCAAGCTCGTCTGCCTTGGCAGATGCGTCTGCGGTCATCTTCTTGGCTTTAATCTGCACTTCTTGAGCTTTGATCTGAAGTTCTTGCTGCTGCATCTGGATGAGCGGGTCTTGCGCTTGCTGCGCGGCCTGTTGCTGTTGAGCCTCGGACATGTCTTTCTGAAGCAGTTTTGCAGCTGCCTGAGCAGCCAGTTGTGACAGCTGAATCTCTATCTCCGGCGGCAGGGTGTGGTCTTCGTCAGGCGTAGACATCGGTGGCAGTGCAGCACCGAGCATCTTCTCAATCTCTTTGCGGTACTGGAACGCCACGTGCTCCATGACGTGGGCCATTGCAGCGGCTTGTAGTGCCTGTGCCCCGGGGTTCTGACCCATAATGGCTGCAATTTTGGGGTCTTTCATCGCTGCCATGTGTACGCCAAGATGTGCTTCGTGATCTTGATGCAGGAACGCCTTGACTGGTTTGCCGCGCATGATGTCCATGTTCTCGGTCACCGGGTCTACCGGCTTCATGTCGTCTTGCATCGGCACGATCTTGGAGGCGTTCTTCACACCCAGCGTCTCAATCATCTGGCGGTGAAGTACTGGCAAGTCGTATATCTGGGGTGCGGACTGCGCCAACTGGAGCACAGCTTGATACTGCACAACTCGCTGGCTCATGGTTGAGGCGTTGGGATCGGACACTGGCAAAATGTCCAGATGGTCATAATCGGACTTTTTGGACTTTTTGGACCCTACTTCCGGCTCGTAGCTGTACTCGTCCGGCGTGTTGTCCCGAATGATTGCCGCCAGCAGCTTGAACTCTTGCTTCATGGTGTAGTAGATGCGAGCCTGAACCGCACTCATCACCTTCAACATCCGCTCCAGCACCGCCAATGTCGTGCCAACCGGGGACTGGGCTGAGCTGTCGCTAATCTTCAAGTCGGCAACCGCAGCGAAGCGACGACCGTCTTCCACGATCTTGTCCATCAGGATGACCAAGACTTGACTCGGCTCTTTGTACGGCAGGGCCATGATGTTGTCGCGCATGGTTCCAGACGGGATATCCACGTCACGGAACTCCCCCGGACCGATGGGGGTGTCATCGCCCTTGATCCGCATACCACGGGTCTTCAAGCCGCCGGGCAGGTTGTTCAGGGTTCCCGCGTCTACCAGCTGGCGCATCAGGGACGTAGCCGCTTGCGCATGCCCACCGATCAGGTGAATCAGGCCGAAGTAGTAGAACCCAAAGCCCGGGATGTATCCATAGTGTACGAAGTGCTGGCGCTTCTGTTTGCGCTTGTCGTCCTCCAGCCAGTTGCGCCGTACGGACAGCACGTTCATCGTGCCCTTCTCGATGGTGACGATGTAGGGCAGTGCTATACCGGTTGGCTCGCCATCCTTGTCCTCGTCCTCGTACCCTTCCAGATCGAGGTCAACGTGCATCTCAAGCAGTTGGAACCGGTCGTCCATTGTGGCAGATAGTCCTGTTTCCTTGTTCTTTTGCTGCTCAACCTCGTCCATCGTGCGAACTGGGTCACCAAGGTCGATGTCGCGGTAGAAGCCAGCAACTTGGAGCTTCCTCAGCTCGTTCTTGGTCTTGCGCATGCGGTGAGTAACCCGCTCTGCATCTTCAAGATTCTTCGCGCCGTACGGCACAACGATATCCTCGGCAGTGATAAACACCGCTGTCTGACGATCAAGGCTGGGGTCAAAGTAGATTTTCTTGAAGGCATTACCTGACAGGCACAGACTGATCAGCATGCGCTCATGCTCGGGGCGGTACTCACGCATCACATCAGTGAGCTGATAGTTCATGTCATCCGCAACCCGAACCGCCGCTTCCTTTTTCTCCGAAGTTTCTTTGCCGATGATCTGGGTCTTAACCGGACCCATTGCTGGGAACGTCTCCATGATGGTCTCAGACTGGAACTTGACCGCACTCTCCATCAGGATGGGGTGATACACACCACACGCACCCGACCACGGCTCAGTCCGCTCTTCGTAGTCCAGACCCAGCAGCTTCAGACCCTTGATGTAGGTGTTGAGCCAGTCTTTGCGTGAGCTGATGTCCGTGTCGTAGTCGCCCAGCAGGTCGGAGGCTAGGGTTGTCAACACCCGCTCATCAATCTCGTCGGCTAAGTTTTTGTCAAACTCTTCATCTTCACCCGGCTCAATGTCGATCTCGACCCCACCCATCTTGATACCAACAGACTCCGGGTCTTCGATCTCGATCTCAATGTCCGGTTCTTCAACCAGAGACTCCAGCCCTTGCGGAGCTTGATACAGTGCTTTTTCGACTGACATGATGTGTCCTTATCTAAATTTCGGGCCGGTAAGCCACAACGTGGCAGTGTGCCGTACACCTTGCGTAACAGGCGTTACTCTGTGCGCAATGAATGACGGAAAGGCGATGATGCTGCCTTTCTTCAACTCGGGGTAGAAGACCTCAGAATTCAACCGAAGCTCAAACTCCCCACCTGTAAACTCTTCCGGGTTATTCAATAAACAAACTACCGTGACCTTCCGATCCAGCGGTAGATCAGACAGCACTATTGTGTCAATGTGCCAATCAAAATGGTGACCTTTACTATACGACGCCAACTGTATCTGTTCATACCCGCTGATGTCTAGGTTCCAGTTTTCTTTCTCGTTAGCCAGCAGCCCGACATGAGACATCATCCCTGCAAACCAGTGATCCCGAGGCGCAAAGCCCACTTCACACTGCCGGTGTTCGTAGCTCACGTGCATGTCCGAACCCAGCTTGCCCTCTTGCATATCTGACCTGTCAAACAGCGCAGCGTCACATACGATAGGCGGAATACTACCCATCTGGTACACGTTCATCAGTAGTACCCCGGGTTGCGGCGAGACTTAAACAGCTTGATCGCGTCCGGCTCGTCAGTTGGCAACCGGATAAACCCACCGTTTCTGAAGCGCATCAGCGCCATCGTGGTGGAATCGACCAAGTCATCATGTGTAGCAAACGGAAAGCTAGCGATCTCCTCGACCAGCTCTTCAGCCCAGCGCGTCTCGGGAACCCAAACCAGCCCAGACTTAATGATATCTGCAACTGAATTCAACCGTGCAAACTTGTCTCCCGTACCACGGTGCGGAGTGTACTCCTGCACCATCATGCCCGTGCGCCGCAGCTCTTGGTACAGCGGTGTGCCGTTAGACTTCTTCTCGACGATGAAGCTGTCCGGCTCCCAGTACGTATACTCAGCAAACGCCAGCTCCTTTAACTCCGGGAACTCCACCCGTTTCTTGAGCGAGTTGAGCAAGATCAAGTTGTGCGCGTTAGTCTCCTCGTTGAAGAACACCCCCCATACCGTAATGGCGGTGTAGTCGGCGCGGTTGTTCTTCTCGGCAGCGGCATCGAGGGACATGATGATGAACTCGCACTCCGGAGCCTTCTCATGTTTCCACATCTGCCACCACTCGCGCTTGACCAGCGCGGCTTCCTCGGCGGTGGGCTGCTGCTGATACTGCGAATTCCACTGAAACAGCGGCATTGAGGCTTTGGTCTTGTACAGCACCTCAAGTGGCATCCACTCTGGCCACAGTGCCTTCTCAACAACTTCTTCCTCCTCGTCCTCCGAGGTCAAAATCGCTGGAAACTCCACGATTTCGTACTGATCTGCCATCTCATTCTGGGTCATGTCGCGTGTCACGCGCCCAGTCAGGTCATCCATGTG